GCACTAGCGCCAGCCTCGGCGCGGATTGCTCCGCGCTCCGGTGGCGTTAGTCAATGTCGATGTCCATGCATCGGTAATCCAATATTTCGACCAGCTTGCCCTTATCGCCGCGAATGGCGACGCTTAGGACGCCAGCACGATTGAGAGCTTCGACAGCAAATTGCCGTGCAATCTTGATGTCCGTGCCAAGATGGAAACCATGTGGCTTGACGCCATCGGCTGTCTCAATGTCCATTGTGTATGCCATATCACTTTGCTCCTTTTAGTTTGTTGCGCCAGAAATCGCGCTCTCCGCGCAGCATCTGGCCAATCGGTGATTGCGCGTCGAATGTCCGCGCTGTGCGCTTGATGTTGTCAAGGTGCGCTTGTGCAAGGGCTGGCAATTCGGCATCGGCCATGCCTTGCGCTTTCCATGCCTTCCACATGGAAACGCCCTCGCTAATGCCTTCTATGTAATATTGTGAAACTCTCTGTGTCATGCTGCTGCCTCCCGTGCGATGAAATAGAAGGGTGTGAAGGCTTTGCAGTTGGCTGCAAGCGCATAGGTGCGCGCTTCGGATGCCGTGTCAAACGTGCGATCAAGATGCGCGATGCGCGCGCCGGTGTCGATGCGGTAAACGTAAACTGTATGTGTCATTGTGGAACTCCAAAGATTAGGGCGTCAAGGGCTAGCGCCGCGATGATATACAGCGCGAAGGCTAGGTTATGGATTGCTGCGCGGCTCATACCCAAGGCTCAATCTGCATTACGCGGCCTGTGGACGTGTAAAAATCGGCGCAGAGCGGATTTGACGCGTCAATCTCAATGTCGATGATGTTGAACATATCGTGCGCCAGTGCGATTGCGTCCGTCAAATTGGCGGCGGTGGCAATGACATATTTGCGGCGATTTGGGCCGATGCCAAATGTTTCGATGATTTCATGTGACATGGTGTTTACTCCTGTTGGTTGTTGTTATGCCGCTTTTGCGATCGCGGTAAATGCGCGGTAATATTCAAGCGCCATGCGATAGTCATCGCAACGCGTCTTGTCGTGAACGTCGCCGCTCGCATTGCGAACTAGCACGACGTAAAGCGAACCAGATTTGTCCATGCTGGACATCCAGCCATTGCGAAAGCATTTAATTTTAGGTGCCATGTTACTCACTCCATTGCGTTGTTGATGCCCTCTTATCTACCCTCTTTGTCATAGTGTCAACAACAAATTGTGTTGCAGATAAAAAAGTTTTGTTCCTAATCCGTTCTGTTTACGTTCCAGAATGCCAAATGACCCAGAATGACCCAGAAATGACCCAGAAATTGCCCAGTTTCGAGATCTTAAAATTATCCGGTAGAATGCGCCGCAAACTGGGTCATAAACTGGGTCATTTGCTGGGTAGTGAAAGCGGCGTAAATGACCCAGAGAAAAGTGACGGAATTGTGCGTGTCTGCGAGGCTTCTGGGTATTCTGGGTAGTGGTTTGGTATTTAACAGAGATTTAGTATTTATAACCTATATGGTTAATAGGTATGTATTTCACGGCAACTGAAACCCGATGACCCAGATTGCCCAGTCCGTGTTGCCCATGTAACACACCTACGCAGTTTGTTCTCATCAGTTTACGTTAACGTCAACTCGGTTCGTCGTGGACTTGTAAACGCATGACCCAGATTGCCCAGCGCAAAATGTTGCAGTGCAGCATAGCTAGCCCGCCAATATGTTTTTTCTTAATGCGAGTCAGTCGCAAAAGGGAAAGGTCAATCTCAATTCTCTCGCGTCAATCGCAGCGCGCCAATCGCGCAGCGCAGCGCAAGCCAGTCGAAAGCATTTAACATAAAGCTGGAAAATATTTCGGGGAGGGGGAGGGGCCGACGGCGCGTGGGTCTGTCACGGGTAGGGTCGTGAACAATTTTTTTTTATTTTAAATGTTAAAGGCACCCCTGCACCAAAGCCTGTTGCATACCAACCACAACTCGATTAGTATGCGTGCCAATGACTTTCTACTCACTGCCATTCACACCAGAGCGGACGCAGGCGACCGAGTCGCGGCTGGAAGCAATCTATGAGGCTGCGCGTTGCGGGCTTAAGGGTGACAGTCTGGCTATGGCGGCTGGATTAACCCCGCGGCAGTTCCGCGTGCTGGCCGACGCAGACCCGCTGGTGGAGATGGCTGAGATCAAAGGTCGCGCTGACGGCGAGTACACTGCGGCTAAGACTATGTACGAAGCGGCGCGCGATGGCGACAGCAAGGCTGCGCTGGAGATACTCAAGCATCAGCACGGCTGGAAAGCTGCACAGTCTGTAGAGATTACTGTTGAAGGCCAAATCAGTGTAATTGCTGCCTTGGAGAAAGCGCAGTCGCGTGTTATACAAGGACTGTATACGGAAGTGGAGAGCGCACCAACGCCCTCCACGCTCCTGACCGATCAACAAACGGAGATTGTTAATGGCTACGAACTCAATAACGCAAAAGCGACTCAAAAAACTACTAAAATATGACCCCGACACAGGCGAATTTTGCTGGCGCATACGCCGGTCTAATCGCGCGCCCAAAGGCAGCATAGCTGGTTGTCGCGACCGTTACGGGTATATTGTAATTCGCTTAGATGAAACATTGTACAAAGCGCACCGACTGGCATGGCTGTACTGCTATGGGGTGTGGCCCGCTAAAAACATTGACCACATAAACCAAACGCCCGGCGATAACCGCATCGAAAACTTGCGCGAAGCAGACCAGCACGAAAACAACCAGAACCGACGCGTGCAACGCAACTCACAGTCAGGCGTTACGGGTGTGTCATGGAACAAAACGCACAATTTGTGGCAGGCACGCATATACACTCGTGAAGGGTGCCAAAGCTTAGGCTGGCATAAAACAAAAGATGAGGCTATTTTGGCCCGTCAAGCAGCGGAACAAACGCTATACCCGTTTAGGACAAATAATGCAGCAGCCAATATATAGTGCGTCCGACGAAGTAGAACTGATGGCGCGGCTATGGGCGCCATCAATCAAGGACGATCCGCTCGCCTTCGTGCTTTTGGCTTTTCCTTGGGGTGAACAAGGCACACCGCTAGAAAAACACGCCGGCCCCCGCAAATGGCAGCGGGCTATTCTGCAATCTATCCGCGACCACATCCAAGCAAACAACGGTAAGATAGATTTCGACACGTTCCGTATGGCTGTGGCCTCTGGTCGCGGTATCGGTAAGTCAGCATTGGTAAGCTGGTTGGTGATATGGATGATGTCCACCCGCATTGGCGGCTCTGTGATTGTGTCCGCTAACTCCGAAGCCCAGCTACGGTCTGTCACTTGGGCCGAAATTACTAAGTGGTTAGCCATGACGATAAACAGCCATTGGTACGAAATTGCAGCTACTCGCATTATGCCCGCTAAATGGCTTACCGAAATAGTTGAGCGGGAAATGAAAAAGGGTACGCGGTATTGGTCAGTTGAAGGGCGTTTATGGTCCGAAGAAAACCCAGATGCTTACGCTGGTTTGCACAACGAAGACGGTGTGATGCTGATCTTCGACGAAGCCAGCGGTATTCCAGACTCCATATGGTCGGTGTCGGACGGGTTTTTCACCGAAAATACGCCGCATCGCTTCCATCTGGCCTTTTCCAACCCGCGGCGTAACACCGGCTACTTCTACGAGACGTTCCACAGCAAACGCGCGTTCTGGCAGACACGCGTCATCGACGCACGCGATGTCGAAGGTACAGATAAAAACCTGTACCAGCGCATTATCGACGAATATGGGCCTGACAGCTACCAAGCCAGCGTCGAAGTCTACGGTAATTTCCCGTCAGAAGGGGACGATCAGTTTATCGGCAGCACTTTAGTGGACGACGCCATGAAACGCACGCCTGCCAGAGACGCCACAGCGCCTATTGTCATTGGCGTAGACCCTGCACGCTTCGGGGCTGACGCTACCGTCATCGCCATACGGCAGGGACGCGACATTCTGGAGCTACGCAGGCACCGCGGCGCGGACACAATGGAAGTCGCAGGCCATGTTATCGACGCCATAGAAGAGTTTAAGCCTGCGCTGGTCTGCATCGACGAAGGCGGGCTAGGCGCAGGCGTCGTAGACCGGCTGAAAGAGCAGCGGTACAAGATACGCGGCGTGAATTTCGGGAATAAAGCCAAGAACCAGACAATGTGGGGCAACAAACGGGCCGAAATGTGGGGCGCCATGCGTGACTGGCTGAAAACGGGCCATATACCGACCGATAGGTTCCTGAAAACCGACCTCATCAGCCCGCGCACCAAGCCTGACAGCAAGGGTACGCTGTTCCTAGAGAGCAAGAAGGATATGAAAGCCCGTGGCCTCGCCTCACCGGACGCTGCGGACGCCATAGCGGTCACGTTCGCCTTTCCTGTAGCATCTACTGATCCGCGTCTAGGACGCGTTGACAAGCGCCGCACAAGCGGGTATTCTCCCGCTGGAATTTCTACATCATGGATGGGTTCCTAGACACGAAAGGTCGTCAAAATGCCATCAGGTAAAAAAGATATTTACGGCGTTAAAAGCAAGGCACTCTACAAAGCCGGCGATATGGCTGGCGAAATAGGCGCGGCAAGAAACGCTGCTGCTGCCGCCAAGTATGTGAAGCCTAAGCCTGACATGCGCGAAGGCACAACAAACCCAAGCGGCGGACGCCCAGCGGTTAAAATGCCTGCTAAAGCTGCTCCAGCTAAAATGCCCGCTAAAATGGCTGCACCTAAGCAACAGGTCACACGCACAACGACCGCGTATCGGCCAACGCCAATGGGCAAGAAACGCTAATATGCCGCTGTGCAAATCGACAGGCAAAGCCGCGTTTCGCAAGAACATCAAGGCTGAAGTAAACGCTGGCAAGCCTGTCAAACAGGCTGTAGCCATAGCGTACAGCGTCAAGCGGGAAGCCGCCAAGAAGGGCAAGAAATAGCACATGGCCGACCCCACAGGCATCAACACGGCAGGCAAAGTCGCCAACGTCGGCTCTAACCCGCCCAAAACGTCAGGCGATGAC